TCTGAATTGGACGCCGACCGAGCAAGGCAATAAGTGGGGGAATGAATATGAGGTCTGAAACCTGCTACCACTGCGTCCACGCAGATTTTAAAGCCGAATCTGAAAGCACGATGCGCGGGTTTGCGAAATGCGCAAAGGCGCGAAATACAGAGGAGCGGGCGAAGTATTACTTCGGAGGCTACGAGTGCGACAAAGGTAAATTTGAAGCCGCGCCGGCGGCAACGATGGTGAAGCGTAGAAGTGAATTTGAAAAATGGAGAACGAAAAAATGATGAAAGTGTGTAGCAGATGCGGGGAAGAAAAGCCGTTGGATGGGTTCGCATATTTGCAAAAACTGCGTGTAGATGGTACGCGCGGGAGGATGGCGGAATGTAAGGCCTGCAAGTGCGAGAGGGTTAAAGCTTGCTACCGAGCTAAAAAAGCAAAATTGGCAGAGCTTGAGATTAAGCGGACTGAAGAAAAAGTCAAGACAGCGTTGTCAATGCGCGAAGCCGCGCAAATGGCAAATCAGGCATTCCCGCTTTTAAGCCCCGCCTACTGGAACACGGGCGCAGCTAAACGAGTTTACAAAGAATTGGGGTTGAAATGGCAGTTTTAAGTTTACCCTACCCTATCAGCACTAACCGATATTGGCGGACATTCCGCAACCGTCAAATCGTCAGCAAAGAGGCGGTGGCATACAAGGCGCGGGTTGCCGCCATCGCCGCTGAAAACGGTATCAAGCCGACCGATAAGGCGGTAAGCCTGACGGTGCAGCTAGTCCCAAAGGCGAACAAGGACGGGTCGGCGAGCAAAGTCTGCTTGGATTTGGATAACTGCCTGAAAGTCTGTTTGGACGCATTACAGGGCGTCGCCTACGAAAACGACAATCAGGTCAGACGCATTGTCGCCGAGTATAGCAATGAGCCGGTCGCAGGCGGGGGACTGGTGGTAAAGGTTGAGGAGTTGGAATGAGCAGGGATGAATTAAGACGGTTGGCATTTCTCTACCGATTTTATGACGAAATTATGAATGAGCGAAGCGCGCTTAAATCAACACTGAAAAACCGCGCCAAAAGAAAAAGGAAAAAGAAATGAGCGCAATCAGAAAAGCCGCTAAAGGCGAGCAATGCACACTCAACATCGCTGGTGTGTGCAATTACAACCCCGAAACCGTCGTCTTTTGCCATTTTCCAAGCGAGACGCACGGCATGGGGCTGAAAAGCGATGATTTAAGCGGCGGCTTTGGGTGTAGTGCCTGTCATGACGCAATCGATGGGCGGTCGCATATCAAGTTGAGCCGCGAGGACAAAGAGTTTTATATGCGGCGGTCGCAGTTCCGCACCATGCGCCGCCTTGAAGAATTGGGGATTATCAGCGTGAAAGGTCGTCTGAAATGAGTTGGATTTTAGTAATATTTTTGGTTTTACTTGGGATAGTCATCGGTGTATTGGGTTTTGTTATTTGGTTTGGCATAAATTTCAGGATACTGAAATGAACGAAGCGAAATTCAGACTGACGCCCGAAAACAAAAAGGAAGTCATGCGGTCGATTTGGGACGACCTGAACGGGTGGTTTGAAAACGGCAATCTTGAAATCACGATCCGACCGCACAAATCCAAACGGAGCGTCGAACAAAACCGCCGCCTTTGGAGAATTTACGGAGAGTTGGCAGACAAAGCATGGGTAAACGGTCGCCGGTACAGCGCGGAAACGTGGCACGAGTATTGCAAAGGCGTGTTACTGGGCTTTGATATTAAAGCCATGCCTGACGGGACAGAAGTCAAAACGCCGATAAGCACGACAACGCTTAATACGGCTGAAATGACGGACTATCAAAACCGCCTGCAATCGTGGGCGGCTGGGGAATTTGGAATAATTTGGGAGTTTTGATGTACAAGAACGTGGAACAAGTCTTACGGGATGTTTATAGAATTAAAGGCGAGAGAATGGAGCCAATTAACGGCACGGCGTTAGTTTGCGCTTGGTGCGAAAGCAAAGGCGTTATGGGCGGCGGTGGGGATTTGACTCAGGCGGAAAAACATGCCCATGCTGAGATGGTTATCAGCAAAATTAAGCGCGTATTGAACCGCTACGAGTTGGCGGCGGTAGAGTGTAAATCCAGCAGCGACTTGAGCGGGATTATCGACCTGACGGCGTACATCGAAGAGCAAAACAACGGCGTGAATCTTCTGTTGTGCGACGCGATTTTATCCAACCTGTTCACGGAGCAGCCGAAGAAAACCGCCATCATGGATAAATACAACGTGTCAAACGGTCATGTTTACCGACAGTTTGAAAAAGTAGGAAAGATTTTAGCGGCGATTGAGACTTCAGCCTATCTGAAACTCTATGACGAGTTTAAACAATGTGGCATAATTTCATAACCCACATTACTACGCAAAAAGGATGAAAAATGAAGAATCTGATTCTTGCTGTTGTTGTCGCTGCCGGTTTGGCAGGTTGTGCCGGCACTAATTTCAACTGGAACAACGCCCGTCAAATCAAAGAAGGTATGAGTGAGCAGCAAGTTTTAACCCTGTTGGGTAAGCCAAACATGACAACATCTACCCCGAACGGCCTGATTTATGTATGGTCGTTTGCCAATGGATTCACTGGCACCGCCCGCTCCGTTTCTGTGATTATGAAAGATGGTGTTGTGGTTTCCGCTCCGTCTATTCCAGATAGCTATTAAACGCTTGACATAGCGGAGGAAAATGTTAGAATTATGATATAGTTTGGAAATAGCTATATAAACCGCCTTTATTGGGCGGTTTTTTGCGTTTTCAGACGACCTGAATTTCAGGTTTTCTAGCCATGCCATAACTGGCAAACGGCAAAAGGGGCGGCTTAGCCGTTGAGGAAGATGACGCGGACGCTTCCAAATAAACAGGGGGTCGCGCCCCACTCTCCTTGTTGGTCTCTGTAAAAAACGCGGAGCAAGTGAAATGCGTTTGCCCGGCCTGACGGTCGCCTGCCAAGACAGGCTGTAAAGCGGTTCTTGCACATAGCCCCTGCCGTTATCGGTATGGGGCTATCCCTTTTATGTTGCTGTGTTTACACTCCTTGCCGTCTAAATTCTGATTAGGGTTGGAATTGGGCGGCTTTCTTTTTCTGAGAGGTTCGATATGAGCGAGAAAGAAAAACGCCCTATCGGGCGTCCGACGAAGTACAGCCAAGAAATGGCTGATAAGATTTGCGGGTTGATATCAAACGGCATGAGCTTGAGGGCTATTTGCAATGTAAATGGTATGCCCGCAAGAGGAACGGTGTATCAATGGCTGAATGAAAATCTTGAATTTCAAGACCAATACACGCGCGCGCGAAGTGAGCAGGCGGATTATTTTGTCGAGGAGATTGTGGAAATCGCTGACAACGTAACAGCGGAAAGCGCAGCGGTGGCAAAGGCTAAATTACAGATAGACGCCCGCAAATGGGCAGCCTCTAAGATTGCGCCTAAGAAATATGGCGATAAGACGGAGCTTGACGTTAAATCGAGCGATGGCAGCATGACGCCGACGGTACGCCTTGACGCGGAAGAGTACAGGAAGATGGCTGAAGACGTTTTGCGGAAGATTTAGCATAAAATGCTAATCCCTAAGGCGGTCGGAATGCCATTTTTAATTAATCTTCCAAAGGAATTTAAAATAAAATGGCATTACAGCAGTTTGATGAGAAAGAATTGTTTGTTACACGCAGCCTTTGTTTTGAAAGCCTGTATGTATTTACGCGCTGGATGTTCCGTGAGCGTCGCGGTTATCAGTGGCTTCAGGCGCGACACCACGCCCTAATCTGCGATGCACTTGAACGTGTTTTCAACGGCGAGACAAAACGCCTGATTATCAATATCCCGCCGCGCTACTCTAAGACAGAGATAGCGGTTGTGAACTTCATCGCGTGGGCGATGGGGCGTGTGCCTGATTGTGAGTTTATTCATGCGAGTTATTCGGCGACACTGGCGGTCAATAACTCCGTGCAGATTCGGAACTTGGTACAGCATGAAGAGTATCGGGCAATATTCCCGAATGTGGAACTTGAAAGCGAAAGTAGCAGTCATTGGAAGACGACCGCAGGCGGTGTAATGTACGCAACAGGTGCAGGCGGTACGATTACCGGTTTCGGTGCAGGTAAGCAACGGGACGGCTTTGGCGGGTGCATCATCATTGACGACCCCCACAAAGCTGACGAAGCCCGAAGCGAGGTTAGGCGGCAAAACATCATCGACTGGTTTCAAAATACGGTCGAATCGCGGAAGAATAGCCCCGACACGCCGATTATCTTAATTATGCAGCGTCTGCACGAGAAAGATTTGGCGGGCTGGCTTCTTGACGGTGGCAATGGCGAAGAGTGGGAGCATTTATGCTTACCAGCGATTCAAGAAGACGGCACGGCGTTGTGGTCTGAGAAACACGACATTGAGACGCTGCGACGAATGGAACAAGCCGCGCCGTATGTGTTTGCTGGGCAGTATTTACAACGCCCTGCCCCGCCTGATGGTGGCACATTCAAACCTGACAATCTGCAATTTGTGAAAGCCCTGCCCGCTGGGAATATCCGATGGGTACGCGGATGGGACTTGGCGTCCACTGCGAACGACGGCGACTACACAGCAGGCGGCA